GGGTTTGCGGGCGCAACCCGCACGATATTAGAACCTTTGCAGCAGCGGCGTACCGGTTGTAGCGACCATTTATCTGTCCAATAGCTTGTGTTCATATTTAACTCCATCATCTCCAAACACGGTACACAGAACATATGATGTTCCTGAACTTAGCCAACCTAATAAAAACAAATTGACTAAATTATACTCAAATGTAAATAGTTCTGTATATTGATTAATCCCAAACAAAAAGGCGCCAACCCAAAAGCCTAAGCACATCGGGCATCTGAAAAACTTATAAGGAGGTCTTACTTTATCAAAGATTGTTCCATAGGCAAGAATTTGTGTGAGGCCGTAAGCGCTTAAAATAAAATATACTAGATCCATTCACGCCTCTATTCGTTTATACCATAGAGACCATATGCTGCACTATAGCCGGCATAATCCGCATTACTGCCTTTACGACTTTCATGAGGCACTTTACCCAATTCTGTAGAATCTTCATCGCCGGGCTCTAGAAGCTCTTGTTCAATTTCCATTTCATATCGCTGAACAGACCGATAATATGGGGCTTCTTTGTGAAAGAACTTAGCGATTGAATAGATCGCACTTTGTATTGGATCTGACTGTTCCGGATCTAGGCTTTCAAGCAGCGCGCCTTCGAGTGATCCATAAACATTCCCACCTCTAATAGAGGCTGTATCGATAACGCCTTTCTTAGAAAGGAACTCAAAGAATCTAGATTGAGTGGCATAAATATGATCACCGTATTGTTCCTTAGAAAGAGCTAATATCTTATTCTTTTTACCAGAAACTATAATATCTATTTCTGGATGGTCAAAGATCATGATATCGCCGTCTAATGATTTGCGAGCCTTTAGTTCTACGACCGCATCAATTGCTGGTTCTACTGTTACATTAATACTCATTTGCCAAAAATCTCTTGTATAAGTGTTTGAATCTTAAGAATCTGTTGTAAAGATTCTTTATTTAGAGGTTGTTTATTGAAGCTATCAAGATAACCAATGATCATTTTCATTTTTTCTGTCATCTGCTTATCTTCTTTTATCTCGCCAATCTTAACAGACTCGTTTAGCTTTTCTTTTAATCTAGCAATCTCTTCGTTTAGATAAAATTTGAACTCAACTCCATTATTGATGAAAGACATAACATACTTATTTAATAGAGTTTTCTGTTCTTCTAGGAGTTCAGATCCATATTGTGCATTAAACTTGTTAACAAATGTTTTTACTACAAGCTTAGATATTGCTTTTTCTTTTTCCTCTTTTAAAACTTTTGGAGAAGAGGTCAGCCTCTTTAAAACATATTCTTCTAATAGAACTCTTGATTTAGCGGCTACATCGTCACCAAAAAGTTGAGCTAAGGTTGCTAGATTTTTATAGTTTGGAACAAAATTAGAATAAACTTTGTTAGATAGTGATTTGTTTATTTTATTAATCACAACGCTTTGTTCATTAAATATCTTTTTAGTGTCAAGTTTTTTATGATCTTTTTTTACTTCTTGAATTAGTTTTTCTGCGGAATAAGCATTCATATGTTGAGCTTTTGATAACGCTTTATATAACTCTAGTTCTTTATGAAGCGCTGTTCCCTTAGTAAAGTGTTCTTTTAAAACCGCAATTGCTTTATCTCTCTTTTCAGAATCCTTAGCAATCGTTTGTTTAATGACTTCCCTAACTAAAGTCTCATATAAAAAAGCGGTATTTCTTTTTTTATTGTGTTTCGGCATCGTCTTTACGCTCCATATCTTCAAGTATTGTCTTAATATCGCGGTTAACCTCAAAAAGCTTTGTTTCTTCTCGTCTATAAATAGTGTCTTTGTTCTCGGAAATGCCCTTTCCAAGCCCTAACAATTCTTTTGCTCCTGCAGGAAGATAGTTATGAACTGTCTGTCGTTTTGGTAAACGTGCAATTTCATGAGAGCCTACTGACTTCATGTGTCGCTTTCTTGGTCCGGCAGCTTTTCTTTTATCATGTTTAGATGGATCATACCAGCCATGAGATTTCTTTGTGGTTGTTTTGCCAGTCTTCTTATGTTTGTATGTAACCGGCTCATCGCGCTTGAAGGTCGCGTCTGGTGTTGGTTCTTCCATTCCTGGTGCTGCCAAAAGCGATGTTTCCGGCGCTTCTTCGGCGCCGAGTTCTTCACCACCAGGCTCACCGCCAAGTTCACCACCTAATTCACCACCAAGTTCACCGCCTAATTCACCACCAAGTTCACCGCCTGCAGCGAACTCTCCTCCCATTTCAGTGGCGCCGGCTGCTTCAAGAGCAGCTGCAGCATAACGATCATAAAAGATTTCTCTTTGGTTCCGTAGAAAGTCTTCTTCAGACAGGTCAAATAGATTTCTTGCGATCCAACGTTTGCTGAAGAATCCTTCTGCTGCTTGAGCAGCAACACTGAACTTGGTATTCCATGTTTCTAATTCTTGAAGCTCCGCAATCTTTGAAGGGTTATGAAGCTTAAGCTTAAATGATAACAAGTCATCGCCTCTAAAGCCTAATGTGTAAAGATGAATAATTCCAACCTTTTCCAATTCAGAAATGACTGCGCGCTGCAATCTCTGGACTGTTCTAGCGAACCGAATATCTTTTTGAGCTAATGTTGCTTTGTCTTCTTCGGCTCCTTCGGCTCGCGAAAGGTAAGAAGCAGGAATTTTAAGGGCTGAGAACAACTTATCTCTCAGATATTTAACGTCTTCAATGTCTCCAGTATAGGTACCTCCCGGGAGATTTTCAATTTTTGTTGAGGATCCGCCTCTAACAGGAATATAATAGTCTTCTTCGACGCTCATTGGGTTGTAGCGAAGGTCAACGCGGCCGGTTTCAGCATCTACTATTTGATTTCTCTTCATAGATGTGATCACTCTCTGCATATATTGTTCAACATCTTGAGGGTTGATGTTTCCCACATCAACATAAAACACTCTCCTTTCGGGCGCACGAACGATACGATAAGCCATCATTGCATCTTCTAAAAGAATAAGCTGTCTCCAAATTCTTCTAGCAGGGTCAAGAACAGAAGTGCCATATGGAGCGAATTTGTCGTTTCCTAAAATCCTAAAATGTGCCACTTGCCAATTTTCGAAAGTCACGCCGCCACTATTCCATTGGTATTGAACGTAATTTGGATTTTCTTTGTCGGCTCCCTCTATTCTTTCTATTTCGGCGCTTGGAAGTCCAATTACTTGTCTTATTCCCATTTCAGCGTCGATATCCAGATAAAGATAAAAGTCACCATATTTGCACATTGTTCGGGCCCAACCAAAAAGATTAAACTCAACATTCAAAACGTTATAAAATAAAGTATTTAATATTGATTTGATTTCTTCGTCGGCACTTTCAACCATTAGCATCTTTTTAAGACTATTGTGAGTCGTCATTTCATCAGCATAAATATCTAACGCAGAAGCGATCTCTGGTGTGTATTCCATTTGATCAAAGTCAGCGTACCTTTGCATCCTACTTTGCGCCTGCATAGTAAAGCTTGACATATTGTCATAAGGATTATAACCCTTTCTCTCAAACTTCTGACCGCCGACATCTTTAAATGTTTTTGAATATTTATCTAATCTGCGTCTTCTTAATTGGCGAGTGTTCTGTGAACGGTAGTTGATGATAGGCCCAGAAAACAAACGAGTTAATCGTTTATAGAGAGGAGAATCAGGATTACGAGTGGGTTTGTCGTTTTGTGGTGGCATTATTTATCCCTTTATTAACCAAATATATTCTTTATTAGTGTTGTGTTGATCGACAGCCTTCTCAAATAGCTCTACATGTTTCGGCCTCGTCGTCGTCATTCCTGGTATTCGCGAATCAATATGTGTCTTACTACTCATTATAGACCCTAACATGGCTTTTTTATACTCTAAATCTCGCTGATTTTCTATTAACGCTGTATCTCGCACCCAACAACCAATTGCACAAGCCATAATTAAATCGTCATTATAACCTCTTTGTGCCTCTGCTCTACCGTTTCTCCAAATGAACGTGTCCAGTTCGTTAACTAGACGTTTAGAATAAATAGTAAGTAACTTGTTTCTTATAAATTCTTCAAATTTAGCAATGATTAATGGTCGCGTTTTTAGCGAAGTCGTGAAGCCGGCAACACAACTTGAATGGTTTTCAGCAGCAACTTGGTCAATATATTCATGTGTAGATTTAATTGAATGATAGACGTTTGGATATAACTTTTCTTTTAACTTTTCTAACACAGCAAAGCCAACAGTATTATTTTCTACTACAACCATCGCATTTCCATATTCTTTGCCGGCATCGTATACTATGTTAGTAAACAAGTCTGGTGTTACTTTGCCTTGATATTCTGCAATGATTTCCATAGTTTCTAGCTTAAAGATGTGGTAAACTGATGAATCCTTTCCGTCACCTCTCGCAACATCGGCAACAAGAAGATATGTATTCTCTGGTTTAAACTCTTCCCATATCCAGAAGTTTCTATCGAAACCTGTTCTATAGATTGGATCCTTTATAAGTTTCTTTAACTTTGTTATGTCCTCGCCATAAATTACAGTTTCACCGGAAGTGTTGAAGTTGCACTCATATTCTTGAGCAATTTGTCTTCTGCTCATGTTTTTGGTTTCAATATCGAACCATTCGCTATCTCTGTCGGGATGTACTTGCCATGGAAGCCTTACAAAATGAAATTCGTTTTGGGCGCTTTCAGACTTTACATAAGTTTCATGAAACCAATCGCCAACACCGTTTGGAGTAGAAAGGGCAATGCAGCGACCACCAGTAGAAATCGTAGGATATAAGCCTGTCCATAGATCTTTAAGATTTTCAATATGTGCGGCCTCATCAACAACCAATAAAGATAGCGCTTCTGAGCGACCAGCATCGCCAGAAGTTGAAGAAGCTTTAACTTGCGATCCGTTTGTAAGCTCAAAAGAATTCCTGTTATCTACTGAAATTTCCGAGATTAAAAGCCACTTCGGCATATGTTTGATCATTGACTTAACTTTTTTAACTAAGTTTGCTGCTGTATTTAGTTTAGTTGCAACAACGAGAATGTTTTTGTCGCGATGGAAAAGCATTAGCCATGCGACATAAGCAGCCACAATCGTAGATATGCCTAACTGGCGAGCTTTTAGAATGACGGTAAACCGGTAATCATTAAAGTCTTCTAATAGATCTGACTGGAAATCATAGGTCTTAAAGGGAATCAAACCCTTTTCAGGGTGAGGGATCTTGGCATAGTTGTTTATAAAATAGTTTGGGTCTTTACCACACCTTACCACTTCTTTGAGTATTTCTTTCTTTGTGAGTTTGTAACCCATTACTTAACATTAGTAGGTTTCTTATCGCTACTTAAAGAAAGGAACTCCTTAAATCTTTCTTCAGGGGTGTTTCCGTCATTAAGAGCTTTCACTTCGTCCATGCCACCAATAGTATAAACCTTTGTGGCTTGAGCCCAAGTTCTGAGTCGCGACATATTTTGCACAAGAACATCGGCCGGCCCGTCTTCTTTTAAAGATAAAGCATTCTTTGTAATAGATTTATATTCTTTCTTTAGAAACTTTGCTATGTCGGCAAAAGTTTGTTCCATTTCTTCATCTAGCTTAGAATTATGAATCTCTTTTAGCGCCATTTCAGACTGATAATTTACAATAAGTTTGTTTCCGCTTATGCGGACCTTAAAGCCGTCCATTACCCTGGAGTCAAGAACTGCATCGCCCTGTTCTCTTCTCAAGCCGATTGTGCGCGCCTCTCCATCGGCAGCGTATTTTTCATACTGTGAGCCATCATAAGCATTTGCTGCTGCTTGTGAGATCCCCTTTATAATATCGTATACAGTTGCCATTAATTTTGCTCCTTATCTGGTCTCCAGCCTGTTTCCCATCGTTCTTTGCGACCTTCTACATGATAAATATAACATTTGAAACAACATTCAAATTTATTCATGTATAGATCATCTCTCATGTCAAAAGAGTAAATGTCACAAACAGGACACTTTCTTTTGCTTTTCTTAGTAATTAGATTTTTAGGTAGGAAAAAGCCGTCTTTTTCGACTTTATCAGCCTGTTCTTCTTTTTTCTTTTCTTCTTTATAAAATTCTTTGACTTGTTCTAAGTATTCTTTTTCTTTCTCGTCCGTCCAAAAAGCTTTGGGATTGATGATAGTTTCTGTTCCATATTTCTTTGCAATTGCTTTTTCTATCGCAGCTACTTTGTCTAAATCTTTAACTTTCATTCTAATATATCAAACGTGTTAATGGAACTCGCTACGTGTGGCACACCACTTCCTGCGATGTTATCATTTTTAGAAATCTTCCATTTATCGGCTAAATAAGTTGTAGCCAAAAGATGTTCATCCATACTCAAATCTCCATCAAAAACAAGCACTTCAGCCAGGCTTCCGGAAAAACGAGTGGGCCCTCGTGCTGTATCTATCGTGTAACGAGCACCAATAGTAAACCCTTGAAGGCCGGCGCCGCCAATGTTTATATTACTATTTCTAATCGTGCTGCCTGTGATATATGCATTCATATAAGATCCTCTCTGATTAAAACCAACACTAACGATATCTAAAGAACCTGAAGTATGTTGAGTTTTATCCATTGTAAAATCACTAGTCCCAGCCCAGGCTAGGAGATCATCGCTGTCTCTATATAATAATTGCCTATACGTTGCATCGTCTCCGTCATATATATGTTCATATTCCTGTTGAGTGAGTGTTCCGGTGTTATCTAACTGCAGTGCTGTGACTATTGTTGTAGGTTGTGTATAACTTCCCGCCGTGAGAGATCCTGTTAAATATTCACCTCTCAAAAACTTTGCTGCCTTCTTTCCATTCTTTGTTTCCCACAATGGCGCTAGCGCAGGATGGCCATAAAAAGGGCCCCAGTTACGATCTGTTACTTTACATACAGCCTGTAAAACTACATCATTCGCTTCAATCGTTTCTGATGTTAAATCTGGTGGTGTTCCACCGTTGTTATATAAATCCTTTACTTGCTGTGATGTAATGGCCGAATCAAATACAACAACATCATCCATATAGCCATCCCAAAAAGAGGTTAATGATCCTCCGCTATAATATGATCCAAGCGTAAATAAATCACTATCTGCGACAGAAAGAGTAGCGTTTTCATATGTTGTATCAAGAGCACCGTCAATATATACTCTATAAATCCCGGGCGTACCATCGACGTATACCATCCCAATATGATGCCATTCCGTATCGTTTATCTGTCTATCCCATTCATAGCCTCGCCAAGCATTATCCCATATTTTAACATATCCGTTATGCATTCCAAGCCAAATTCGGATCGTACTAGTGTTAGAATTTAAACAAAAGAATGTCTTTTCGCCCGTCGAAGTATCAGCAGTCATGACCCAGCCAAAGACAGACCAGCCGACATCGACCATATCTTCACTGAGTTCGTCTATTTCAACAGAAGTACTTGATCCATCAAACTCTAACGAATAAGTTCCTGACTTCTTTTCGTCGGTGCTCCAAGTTCCGTTGCTGATTACGCCATTAAGATCATTTCCGGCTTGGGACCGGTCAGTTAGAGTGGTTCCCGAGCCCCCTTCTTCCATATTATAATAAGCTAAAGGATTGCCCGGGGTTACAGTGGCGGTAGTGATCCATTCCGGATCGCTAAAATCAAGCCAATTGACTAAAGTCGAAATTGATGAAGATGTAAATGTTTCCCATTCTTTTGGATTGTCTGGTCCGAAGTTAGAAACTTGACCTGAGCCGGCCATCCTTTCTTTGCTAGGCATTTTTACGCACTCACTCTGTTGACAAATCCACTTACTGATATCTTGTTGGCTACATCTGCGAAGCCCTTTACTATTAAAGAATTCTGTAAAATCAGACCGCTAACTACTAAAGTCAATCCGGATTCAGCAGGAATGGTAATGGTAACATAATCATCAGGATCGGTTGTGCCGCCATATAACAGTGTTAACGTAACTGGACTACTATCATTGTTGGTAGCATAAATCCAAACCTCATCAAAATAATCGGTTCCTGATTGTGCTGTATGAATAGTTACAGCGCTGCCGGCTACAGTAGCAGTCATTTTAATCTGTTTTCCGTTGGTGCTTCCACTTAATTTTTCTTTACTATAACTTGCCATAATATGATTTTATCCTCAATTTAACGAGTTCCCAACATTC